CCGTTAACAAAGACTTTACTGGGAACGTTCACGCCTATGTAATCATAAGCATACTCTGAGGGGAATATGCCGACTACCACGCTATTCGCGGCTGAGACAATTTTACAGACTGCTTCAGCTTCGTGACCCGTTTCGAGTAGGTCGCTAGGAAGTTCTTTCCAGTCGTGGGTATTGTTGCCCGTGGGGATGTACTTAAGCTCTATCACTATATGGATACCTCTTGGATAGTGCCGACAATCGTGAAACGGTGGTTCCTGATGAGCCAGAGAAGGAAGTTTTCGGCTAGGCTATCTTCGGTGTAGCCCATGACCGCAAGGTGTCGGTCGGCGTCCATCTCTGCCTTAACCCGCGCCTCAATCGTAGCTGCATTATACTGCCGCTCTTGGAAAACATCAAGCCCCAGTTCTTTGTTGAACGTGTTACGCAAAGTCGAGAGGGCCGGACGTGCCGGACCCTCCACAACTGCGACGATACGGTAGCTGCTGTAGCTACCTGTAGTCAGGATGTAGGTTCTACGTTTCATAGTGACCTTGTAATTCTAATTTTGATATCGCTCGGTATTTTATAGTTTCCGCGCCACTGAGCTATGGCGTGATCTAGGTCGCGCTCAGTAATGCCTTCGCGGTTGTACGTTCGAGAGTCGAGTTCGATATCGTAAACCATATCGTCGTTGGGGAGTACTTTAGCTTCCATACTCTTTATGCGTAGCCCAAGCCCTTCAAAGAGCAAGTGCAAAGCGTCCTCTTTGGAGCCGGGTTTACGTAGCCCTACGGCGTCCGGTAGGATGTGGCGATTGGTATCAAACCAGTGTTCCGAGACAGTGTACTCATGAACTTCGATACCTAGTTTTCGGAGCAAGTCACCGTAACTGATGCCTTCTCCCTCATAGACAGCATCGCCGGGTCCGTTGTAAACTCTTACCCAGTTACCGTCATCGTTGTTAAGTATGGTTACTTGCATCTTCGTTTTTCCAGTTCATAAGGAAGTGGACGATGCTACCCAGTCCGTAGCGGTAGCGCTTCTGGTCGAGTCGGTCACGCTGTTGCTGCATCCACTTGCGGCTGACTTCCCGCATGTTCTGGATAGACCCGGCTCTCTCACGGCGGTACTTCTGTCGGCGTTCGAGAACGATAGTCTCAGGGGTGATGGTAACTTCAAACCACTCATGCTCACCACCGCCGATACGAGCGCCCTGTAGCAACTGCTGTACCTGAATGACGGTCATGCTGTCGGGCAGACTGGCATGGTCGCTTGTGATAAAGTACACAAAACCGTCGCCGCCGACTTGAATTTCTTGGATGCTCAGGTTTTGAGCGCGTATATAACCGATGGTGTGGTTAATCTGCTCAGGGTTATTTTTCGCTATTAGCTTCACGGCTTGCCTGTTCCTCTTTGATAGCGCCGATGAGTTGGGTAAGGCCAATTTCCATGACCTTCATAGCAAGTTCCGTACCGAGTTCTTCGTCCTTATCTTTAATCTCTGCGGCGTAGTGGGCGAGTGCGAGTAATGCGGCCTCATCCTGCTCCGGTCGAAGGACAAAAACGAAGTCTTCCACCTTCTCGCCTGTGCGGTTGTCGATGACAGTGAAGCGGTTGTCTAACTTTCCCATGTTACGGTTCCCCCTAGTTGAGTTACGATTTCTTCCATCTTACGTTTTAGNAATGCTTCAGCGCTNTTNTGNGCTTCTTCGCTGGTTTTGAACATTTTTCGGCTACGATAGCCGTGTGTATGCCACTTCCACGGTGTTTCACCTTCATCGCGCCGGGTTGTGTACTCAATNCTGGCAGTGATAAGGCCGCCACCGAGCGATACTGAGTAACCTGTGTAGCGTCCTTCTACCCACTNCANTATGCACCGCCNCTNTTTTTGATCTTCGTCATAGCTTTCTGAAGGTCCGCCACGTAGCTACGGAGTTCTTCNTAGGCCCACCGCTGGACTTGCATCCAGTCGCGGGGGTGNTAGCCTGTACCNTNTAGCATGTCNTCTAGTCGAGTGGCATAACCGCCGTTCCTGAAGTTCGTCTCATCAATTGCTCCNTTGGCAATCATNAACGCGTAGTGAATGTTGTTAGTCATAGCTCCATTCCTGTGCTGTCTTCACGAGTTGTTCACCGATAGCCGTGAGTTGACGCGGCTTATAGCGTTTAAGTACGTTGCTGTTGTAGCGTAACGTTCCGTCTGTGGGGTAGTACGCAATGATACTACCCTGCTTATCTGTGGCAAGAAAGCGGTAGCGTATACGGCTACCCTCCCTACGGAAGTGACAACGGATAGTGTAGCTGATAAGTTCTCCGGTCACTACGTTTGTAATACGGAGCTTTCCTTCCCGCCCCATGTGGCGCGGGAACCAGAGCTTATTCATCCAGAAATTCCCCCTTCTGAATGCGAATAATATAGTTCGCTCCATATGAGAGAATGCTTTCAACAGCTTTCATAGCTGCTTCGGTGTCTGTGTACGTGTCTTTAATGACAGCGCCGTTGACCATCGCGTGAAAGCGCAATCCAGAACGCCAGATACGAGCGCGAACCCCGACTACAGGCGGTTGAAACACCCAACGTAGCGGTTCTTCGCTGTCCTGCTTCCAGTACAGACGTAGCGGGTTCTTACGCGCTTCAATCTCGCGTTCTTTTTGCGTGACCGCCCGTTCAAGTTCTGCGGGTCTATCCCAACTGAATATCGTGTCTTTGTTGACATTATACTCGTAAATAGTTCCGCTGTTGTCTGCAAACAGTCGCAATCCGACTCCTTGCGGAGCCGCGATTTCACGCGCTACACCGAGCGCACGTTCAAGCAAGTCTTTAGGGAATGGTCTGGTAAGTGTGGACACGGTTCTTTCCTTTTTTCTGTGTGTAAACGTTGATGGCTTTGGCGCAAAATCGCCAGTGTGTGTTAGAGTGCGGGTCATACCAGTTCCACGCGAGACTGCCGTCAGAGAGTCGGAGCGGTCGCGTCTCATCCATCACGAGTGCGGATGGCTTTTTGAACAGTTTGTCAGGGTTGTAGTTGATATAATCTTCAACTGCTTTCTGGAAAACTCGGTCAGTCGTCAAAATATTAATTTCACGGATGATTTCATAGTCGGGGTCATCATCATTGTTGGTAATGCTGAGAACCCATGCAACGCCTTGTCCGGTTCCGCTACTCATGTTCTTCTCCGTTTCTGTCGATGCATGGATTATCTCAGCTTATCGGTTCGTTGTCAAGTACTAATCTTCGTCTTTTAACAGCCAGTCGTTGTTAATGGCTTTGAAGGACAGTCGCCCACGCAGAACGCCACTGTGACGTTCCTTTAGCGGTCGAATGACGATACCTTCCCGGCGTAGCCCACTGTCGTAGTTCCCCTTAGCTGCTTCTAGGATAGTTTCGAGTGTGTAGTCAAACTCTTCACCCTCAAAGGCGGTCGGCACAAACTGTAGCCCCAAGTCAGCCACGAATGCCTTAGCATAGGGGTGACTGAAATACTTACCGTGTTTTGTGTTGTACACGTTAAAGATGTAAAGCTCATTCTGGCGCAGATGCAGACGGTTTTTCTGGATACCGGGACCGCAAAGCTCTCCCTGAATAGCGATACCGGGATAGGCTTTCAACTTTTCTTCAAGTTCAAGCTGGATTGCCATGTCCCAGTGCGCTCCACCCAGTTCTTTCTTGAGTGAGTAATTCCGCGAACAGACGATTAACTGTTCACCGTCATGGATGGCAGTAAAACTAGTGCCGTCGAGTTTAACCGTTGCGACATACGGGAGATAACGCAACTCTTCGAGTACGCCGGGTACGGTCTGCACACGCATTTCATCGGTCTTAGGAACCAGCGGGGGAAAGGGCAACCCCTGACCAGCGCCACCACCAAAACGCACTTCTGGTTCCCACTTGAGGACGTTAAGAAGCTCGGTTACATCGTCATCAATGCGCCATTCCTGATTAGGCATGACAATCGCTTCGTTATCACCTGCTTCGTTCGTGCCGTACTCCACTCGCCACGGGTCAGGCGGTAGGATATCCAGCGGTAGCAGAAGACCTTGTGATAGAACGCCACGCATACGCATGGTTTTAATACGCTGTCGGCCTTTTAGAAACTCGTTCCACGGCGCGACCGGGAGGATGCTATCAACCTCAAAGAAAACACCCAAGTCGCCTACCTGAAACTCCCCCTTCTTGACAATAACATACCATCCAAGAACCTGAGCCTCTTCAATAAAGTCGGCCCCTTCGATGGGTTTGAGTGCAACAACCTGTTGGATACTAGCGAGTTTTCTCTGCATCTTTAATCAAACTTTCTGCTAAATGATAGAGGATAGGGAGATGGTCAAACATATCCGGTGTAAACGTGACTTTCGGTACATCAATCCAAGTGCCGACATTGTGTATCTGAATGAGGTCGGCCCAGTACTTCTTTTTCTCGGTAATCCAGAGAACTTGTACCGTTGCCATGTAGGTAGTGTAGCGGATAAGGTACTCGCGCTCACCCAGTTTATAGTGGTTCCTTCGGAACCGTTTACTAACGTAACGGCCCAGTAGTTCAGGCGTCAATGGGTCCACGTACAACCTTCTCTCGCTTAAAGTAGTGCAGAAGTAGCTCACCCTTGCCAGAGTTGACTGACTGCACAGTGACAAGTTCCCACCCATCAAAGCCCATTTGATTGATCTCTTGCCCTATCTGTAGGGTAGTAGTTCCGGTGGCCTTAATCGGGTATACGCGATATTCCCATTTAATCATCGGTCTTAGCCTCTTTTGCTACCGCTCGTGCGCCAACAACGAAGTTAGCCACGGCATTGACCATCGAAAAACGCCGACGATGCATAGCAGGAACAACTTCATTTGCAACGTCTTCTGCTTCCTTACGACTGGTAAAGGTCGCGGGAAATGGGTACTCGTCATTGAGCGCTTCTAGGTTGCTCGTGTGGACGATGTTAAAGAAGAACTTACCGTTGGGCATTTCATAGATACTTGCTCCGGTAGTGAGGGTGATACCTTCGAGATTTTTAGAGTCCATGATTTCCCTTTCTTATGTGAAACCTCATTATCGGGAAATTCCTACGTTCTGTCAAGCTATTGATTAATTCGATAGAATGGCGATAATAGAACTATCGCTATGTATGAAATGAGGTAATGATGACCACCGTCCTTCTCAAGTCGCGGGTGTTTAACCAGCGTAGCCAGCAAGTTATGGAACAAGACCCAAAGCCGCAGTTTTGCGTTGATATCGGTGCTGACCAGCGCACGTATCGAGACAGTCAGAATGTGGCCCGTACAGGTTGGTTCCTAGACTTCGACTCTCAGGACGACTTTAACGAGTTTTACAGCGCGGCGGGTAAGGAATATGCCAGCACACGCATTGACGGTAAGAACATGCTTGTAGTTTATGTGTAGGTGGAAATGAAACCTATAAAACTGTTCCCGCCTCTGGCAACCGCTAATGTCAGGGCCAAGCCGACAACCAGTTCTGCGATTGTCGGTACAATCGAACCGGGTGATTTTGCCTATCTTCTTTCGACTAGCCCTGATGGTTGGTCAGAGATTGAGTGGTATGAAGTGTATGATGGAACGTATGACTCAACTCTCAAACGTACAGGTTGGGTGTTTCCCGGTGTAGCCATTCGTTTCTTTGAGGGCGGGGGAGACGTTGACAAACCCGCCGATATTCTTGATGAGTTGATCTTTCCGATTGACCCGTTACAACCGCTTAATGCGGATGGTTGGCCCGGTGAATGGTATGATGCTACCGGGTTTGCTCGTTACTATACGGCTACAGGCAAGGGTGCGTATCATACAGGTGCGGACTTGAACCTGAAAAACAATGCAGATAAGGACCACCTTATTCAGTCGATACATGATGGAGAGGTTCTACATGCAGGTCGATATCCCGTATGGGGAAATATCGTTGTTGTTCGTCACGGCTATAACAATACTGGTGTTCGTATTCGTTCACGGTACGCTCACATGGGAACGCTCGCCGTTAAGCGTGGTGATATTATCGGGCGTGGGGATGCTATTGGTACTGTTGGTGACGCTTTTGGCCTCTATTCACACCACCTACATTTTGACATTTCACCGACTGATGTGTTAGATAAACAACCGACACATTGGCCCGGTGCAGACAAGAAGGCGACTCTTTTGCACTACGAAGACCCTTCAAACTGGATTATAAAAAGTCGTCCTTGACAAGTTTTAGAATGTGGATTATAGTTCATTCATCGCCTACAGACAAAGGACAGCATCGTGGAATTTGAAAACATCATCGCTTATGAATTTGAAGTTCTCCGTGACAATCAGGGTACTCCCGTTGTAGTGTTTGAACGGGGCGCTGAAGATAGTAGCGTTGTGGACCGTAACAACAAGGTTCAGACGTGGGCTACTGAAGACCTTGAGGGTCTTGAGACGTTTGTCATTGAGTTGGAAGGGACTTCAAACCCGGCACTGAGTACCCTTCAGATGGTTGCTATGCAGCACTTTGCTAATGCTCAGGGTTTGGCATTGGAAAGCGAAGTGTTCCAGACTGAGCGCGTTGGTATCTGGCGTGACGCGCATAACCGCTTTGTTGAAGACCAGTCCCTTGAAAACGCGGCCTTGCTCGTGTGGGCCGCTAACAACTTCTACGCCGACTATATGGTGAACGGCGCGGCTATTGAAACCGAAGAACTTCAGAATGACCCTGAGTTTCAGGAACGCAAGGAAAACGCGCTTCGTATGATGGCAATGTCCCGTATGCTGGATAGTCTTCTCTCTGACGACGATGACGAAGACTTTCCGCCTGCTCTCGCTGCCATGCTTCAGTAAGTCTTGACAATTGAGCCGGGGTATTCGTATCCCGGCTCTTATTTTATTTTAGAGGACACGATGAACAACCCAATTCCACAACTTCCGCCCGAACTCGTGACTGAGAACCCGTATCTCTTGAGCGTTTCCGCTAATTTGGAAATTGCGGGTTCGCCTCAATTGAGTCATGGACTTCGTATGGTGGCTATGAAACCCATCGCTCAGATGTTGTTTGCATCTGCAATTGCCCTTAACTACCTTGTTGTTCAGGGTAAGACTGAGGACAGTGAGTTTAGTTCGTTGATGGATACCCTGCTTGAACAGACTCAGGTAGCGTTTATGTCCATCGGTAACACTGAAATGCCAAGCGCATTCTCTGATCTGGATTTGGACGGAAAATAATGTCCGATAATCAGGTAGTGGACCTTGAAGCCGAGCGCTACTGTGCGGCCTGTAAACGTACACATAAGTTGTGGACTCTGGACGATAAAGGTCAGCCTACTCCGACATTCAGCCGCTTTAAACAGGGGTGGCAATCTTACTGTAAGCAACAGGCCAGTCGTATCAATGTAGAAAGTCAACGTGTTCGCCGTGAAGAAAATCAGGATGACCTATCACGACACGAACATGAGCTTATCCGTAAGTCCAGCATTGTAGCGAGTGAGTTAAAAGCGCTTAAACGTCTGGACAAGCGCTATCAGAGAGGGGTTGGCGTTGACTTCACTTCGCTCATGGCGCTGTTTGAGAAACACGACTTTGAATGTGTGGCTTGTCGCTCGCCTTATCCGAATGCTGCACATAAGGTCACGCTGGAAAATGGGGGATGCTCCACAGAAGAGAATATTATCCCACTTTGTAATACGTGTAAAGTTACAAGAGGCCATGAGGAACTAGATCAATGGGCGATGAGAACATGGAAAATAATGGGGTTAACGGAGAGTCTATCCTCCAAGAAGCACACCGAGTAACACGAGAACAACGTCAGGCAGATTACGCACATCCCGCTATCAATTTTATTCGGGTGGCTGACTTCTGGACGCCTTACCTTCGGAACATCGGTAAGCTAGAGCCGGGTATGGCACTGACGGCTCAGGACGTTGCGCGTATGATGGAGCTATTCAAGATAGCACGTCAGCAACAGGGGTACAAGCACGATACGGTTGTGGATACAGCCGGGTACGCAGATTGTGACGCTCGCATTAACGACTTCTACATTGAGAAGGGGTACAGTAGCAACGCGGTTGCAAACATGGATGCTGACGAGATTAACGGCCTTCACGAAGCGGTTATCCGTGAATACCTGAACCTTCCATAGTCGATAGAATACTGTTACATTTAAGACTCACACTAATAGTGTGGGTCTTTTTTATTCTACCTTGACAACGTTAATATAATTGTAATAAGGACGTATATGTATAACTGGTGGGCAATCCCTGAGTTATGGAAGTATCTCTTGTCGCTTGAAGTCTATGAAGAACAGTCCGTGAGGGGTGTTGAGGTTCAAGCATTTAATAATATTTATTTAGAAGCAAAGGCGTTAGAAGAGTATGCCGAAAAGAGCATCAAAGACACAGGACATAGCGAGAGCGTCCGCTTGGCATAGGCGAGAAAATGAAAGCGAAATTGCGTATGAGTCGTTCATGGCTTATATCGAGATTGAGGGTAAGCGCTCTATCGCTGAAGTCGCTCGGATTACGGGTAAGCACTATCAGCATGTGTATGGTTGGAGCGTACAACATGACTGGTTGGAACGCGCTCGCGCATATGACAATTACAAACTGACCATCCGAGACGGTCAGATAGCTAATGCAATCAAGAGTTTTCAGCGTACTCTATTGACGGCTGAAGCTGAAGATCACAACCTCATGATTAAGCGGTGGCGTCAACTGATGAACCAGAAGACAGATATGGATGTTCATGAGTTGATTGCGATGATGAAACTGCGTGAGAGCATTGACAGACTGGGTAGGCGTATTGCAGAGTTACCAACGGCCTATGGAGAACGGGCGGCGGTTACAGAGTCGGATAACGATACTCCCCAACTTGAAAGTCTTGACTGGGACAATGAAGCGAACAGTCTAGACGACATTGATACCTCATACGCATTAGAGGCGGGGGAAGACGATGCCGATACAATTACCGAAACTGCATAAGAACCAACAGGTTATCTTTGACGATAAGACCCGCTTTAGAGTGGTAGCCGCTGGAAGACGTTTCGGTAAGTCGCGTGAAGCTCGCGCTGAATGTCTGGTCAGGGCGATTAACAACTACCAAAAAGTGTGGTGGTTAGCGCCGACTTATAAGACTTCCGGTAAACAGTGGCGTGAAACCAAGCGAATGCTTACCCGGCGTGACGGTACGACGATCTACACAAGCAAGTCTGAGGCTGACCGCCGTATGGAGTTTTACAACGCGGAAACAGGCCAGATGGGGGAACTGTCGTTCCTCTCCGGTGATAGGCCCGACAACTTGCGCGGTGAAGGTCTGGACTTTGTGGTTATTGACGAAGCGGCATTTGTTCACCCTGACTTGTGGTATACGGTGCTACGTCCCGCTCTCGTTGATACGGGCGGTGGAGCTTTGTTCATCAGTACTCCGAATGGTCGCAACTGGTTCTACAAGATTTACATGCGGGGTAAGAGTACAAATCCCGACGACAAACTCTGGAACTCCCATCATTTCACTAGCTACGATAATCTTGCTATCAAGAATATCAAGCAGGAAGTGGATGACGCCAAGCGAGACATGCCTGATATGCGGTTCCGTCAGGAACACATGGCAGAGTTTATTGATGATGTGGGCGCTCTTTTCCGTGGTGTGTCTGCCGCTGCAACCTCATTCCAGATTACCTACCCTGAGTACGGTCATCTGTATTCGATGGGTATTGACTGGGGTAGAAAGCATGACGCGACGGTAATCTCGGTTGTCGATATCTCTGAAGGCAAGCAGGTTTACCTAGACCGTTTCACTGAAACAGGTTGGGAAATACAGAAACTTGCTGTCAAACGGGCTGTCAGTATCTTTAACCCGGTGGTCATTCATGCCGAAGAGAACAATACTGGTCAGCCAATTATTGAAGCGCTCGTAGCGGACGGTGTTCAGAACATCGTACCGTTTACTACGTCCGGTACAAATAAAGGCCCGTTGATTGACGCGTTAGCGTTGGCTATCGAGCGCGGTCATTTGAAGATTATCAATGAGCAAGACCCGTTAGGCGACATTCAAGCGAACGAATTGAAAGCCTTTACATTCTGGCAGACTAAGGGCGGCAACTGGCAGTACGGCGCTCCCTACGGCTTTATGGACGATACGGTTATCGCGCTGGCACTGGCATGGCGTGGTGTTAGGTCAAAGCCAGATATCCTATTCGGTATTAAGAAAAATCCGTTCTATACAGGAAAGAACTAACAATGCCTGAAGCAATGAAGTATCTAGAGCCTTCAGATATGGAACGTCGCGGGAATAACAGCGACTTTCTAGACTCTGAGCGTAACTCCCTTACGCAGCGCTTTTCTAAGGGTGAGAAATACTACAACGGCAATCATCCTAACTCGCTCATTGTGGGCGAAGACGATGATTATGACGATAATGTTATTATCAATGTGACTAAACAGGCATTCGACCGAACGAAGTCATTCTTGGTTGCCTCTATGCCCCGCTTTCAGTTTAATACAGATAGCGACGGAGAGACAGACGAAGAGAAGTATATTCGAGAATGCTGGATTAACAACGGTGGTGCGGTGTTTCTGGACCGGGTGTTCTCCAACGGGGGTAAGCTCGGTCATAACTTTGTTCGTCTAATCCCGCCGACACGTCATAACCCATACGTCCGACTGGTTAACATCAAGCCGGGTCGCATGGTTGCTTACTGGAAAGCCGACGATATGGATACGGTCATCTGGTATGAGATGATGTGGACTATTGGCGATACCGAGTACCTTATTGACTTTATCAATGAGGCGGACTTCCCGGTGGACGAACAGACGGAACAGTGGCGCATTGTCCAGTACTCACGGCGTAAGAACAGCAACACTTGGGAAAAAGACGCCGAAGAGATTTGGCCCTTTTATTTTGGCCCTATCGTTGACTGGCCCCACATTCCTGAGCCGAATGACCGCTACGGTCGGCCTGAAACTACGGACGATCAGCTTTCACTCAATCGCTCGGTAAATAAGATTGCCAGCGACATTAACCGCATTCTTCGCTTCCACGCCTTCCCTAAGACCATTGGTACAGGTATTGCGCCGGGAGATGTTCAGGCTACTTCAATTGATAGCTTCTTCGCCACCCCTAACAAGGATGCGAATATCTACAACCTTGAAATGAAGTCTGACCTTGCAAGTAGCATGGCAATGCTGCAATTCCTGACTGATGCGTTCTTGGCACAGGCGCGTGTCGTTATCATGCGCGGTACAGTTAAAGACTTCCAGCGTGTCACGAACACAGGTATTCGAGCGGTGTTCCTTGACATGATTGCTAAGAACCAAGTTCTCCGTTGGTCCTACGGTTCGGCGGCTCAGGAGATTAGTCGGCGTATGCTGATGGTGAAGGGTATGAACTACGAACAGCGACCGGACATTATTTGGGATGACCCGCTTCCTGAAGATGATACCGAAGCAATCAACAATCTGGCTATCGAGCTTACGCATAAACTGGTGTCTCGTGAGACGGCCTCTAAGAAACGCGGTTATACGTGGGATGAAGAGACTAGCCGTATGGCGTCCGAGAGCAAGCTGACTTACCTACAGGCGGATAAGGGAACTGCCCCCGCTGCAAAGGAAGGTAATCGACCAACTGAAGTCGATTAACCTTGACTATCGTGATAGAATAGCGTATATTAAGGGTGTTAGTAGATGCACCCTTTATATGCACTTATTACTTATTTTTCGAGGGGAGAGATGAGGGTTCGAGTCCCTCCGACTGTTTACAGTCGTAGCTAATCGGCAGAGCGCTCCCCGTGTAAATTCCGGTTACGACGCAACGGACTTTTAATCCGTCTAAACGCATGAGGCTAGTGCGCTGCGTAAAACTGTAACCGATACTCCCCCATCCCCCGCGAGTAGTTACACCGAGCATGTAGGCGTTGAACGGTGGCGAAGGGCGGCGCGTTCGGCAAGGCTATGGCGTAACTCGTACATAGAAAACCGGACTGCATGGTTCGGGTTCGGCTCCGTTCACTAACGGGCAACATGAGGGATTAGCACGATGGTCGTGCATCAGCCCCGAAAGGCTGAAGGTTGGTGGTTCGAGTCCTCTGTCCCTCTCTTTAAGCGTACTCAGGTGAGTGCGCTTTTTTATTACATAAACTACAGGTGTAGTGGAGCGCTTCAATGCAAACTGAAAAAGTGACTGGTGTCACAAAAATTATTTCCGCTCGTCGTCCGGTTGGACTTGACGAGTACCCTGTTGATCTAACTCAGCTACGTGCATGGCATGTTGATGAGGATGATAGCGGGGAAGACGGCGGCGATACTGAGAACCGGGACGGTTCCGGTGGCAATGTCGAGATTGACTGGTCGAAGGTTGATGTTACCAAAATCCCTGATGACGTGCTGAAAAAGACCCCGGCGTACCAGAAGGTACTTGATGAAAGTATCCAACGCCGTAAAAAGCTGAATGCTAAGAAACAGACGCCAGAGAATAAGAAGGTCACTAAACCGGACCCGGTTGATGAGGAAGATGCAGATGAGGACGGCGATGAAGTCTCAGAACTTCGTCAGATTGTCCATGAACTACGTGAAGAACGCATGGTTGAGTTACGTGTACGGGCTGCTGAGAAATTCGGCTTGAACCCCGACAATAAGTATCATATGCGCTTGATTGAAGGTTCTAATTTGCAGGAAATGATGGCGAGCGCTAAAGAAGCGGCTGAAGGTCTTGGCATTAATGCCGACTCCGGTAAGGAAAAGCGCCGTCCTGACGGTACTAAAATCCCCGGTAATCCCGGTGGGGCAGAAGACCGTAAAGAAATGTCTAAGCGTATTCGTGACCGTCTAACGGGTAGCGAAGCGTTAAATCCGTTTGACCCCGGTCAACAGCGTATGACTGGTGGCGGCTCCTTTATTAATAATTTTGGTGATGACGATTAATATTTTCGTCATAAGGAAAAATTACTTTGGCTAACGAAACTACTTTCTCCCTTATCAAGCAGTACCTTCCTGAAGTGTGGGAGAACGCGCTGTTCTATGCTCGTCAGAACTTCGTTATGCCCGGTCTGGTGACGACTTTTACTAATCTTCGTAGCATGGTAGCGCGTAACGTTACTGAGTACGAAGCTGGTGAGGTCGATGAAGACTTGGGCGAACTGGAAGACCTGACCCCGCAACAGCTTAATCGTCGGCTGCTGTCTCAGCTTATCCCGGCAGAACATGGTATGCAATACCTGATTTCTGACCGTCGAGTTGAGGGCGACGACGAAAGCGTTCTTGCAGACGCCAGTCGAGAGATTGGTTATCAGATGGGTCTGTTCGCTGAAGAAAAACTTCTAGGCGATATTGCTGGCTTTACAGGTGGTTCGGTCGGCACTGCTGGCTCTCCCCTGACGTGGCAGCTTCTCTTTGACGCTCGTACTCGCCTTGCGGGTCAGCGTGTTCCCGGCCCGTACAACGTAGTGCTGCATGAGTACCAGTGGCATGATCTCGCTACCGCTGCTAACATCGCGGCTAACGGCGTTAATCATAGCATGGTCATTCGTGACACTATTCAGTCGCAGTACTATCTTGGTAGCGTCTCAAACATGAACCTTTATGTTTCGAGTGCGGCCCCGATTGACGGTTCTGACGATGTTGTGGGCGGTATCTTTAACCGTCAGGCGCTTGCTCTTGACATGCGTCGTGGTCTGCGTCTGGAACCGGAACGTGATGCTTCGCTTCGCGCTACGGAAATTAACGCGACTATGATCTTTGCTCATGGTGTGTGGCGTCCTGCTTACGGCGTTAAGATTATCTCGGATGCTACGGCTCCCGGTAGTGCAGTGGCTACTTCGACTAGCGTTCAGATTATCGGTACGGTCAATGACACTACGGCTAGTGTGGGTCAGGACTTGGAATATACGTTCGTTGTGGCAAACAACGGCGCGTATGTTGCGCGTGGTATCACGGTTACTTTTACGAAGGATACCAATTTTACCTACCTGTCTCACTCGGTCAATCAGGGTACGTTTAACAGCGCGACTCTGGTGTGGACTGTGGGCGACCTGACGCCGGGTAATGCGGTTCGTATTACTCTGGTGATGGACGCTACTACTTCCGGTAGTGGCAAGGTTGTTACTGGTACTGTTGCTGTTGATGACCCGGCTACTAACACGTCCGGTCAGACTTCGGCAACCGCTACGGTTACGATTAGTTAATGAACATAACGCCGACTTAGCGATAGGTCGGCGTTTTTCTTGGATTGAGGCATATATGACCGCAAGAGCAGGAATGACAGAACTTATTGATGAGTTGCGGTTAATGACGGATACAGTTTCCAGCGAAGATAGCGAAGTAACTGATTACTGGACTGACGAACAATTACAGGACATTCTTGACTCATACAGTGTATATCATGTACGCATACCGTTACGTCCTGTCCTAGAGATGGCGGCGAATGGTCGGTATGAGCCTAGAACCTATATGCTCCCTAAGTCTGTGAGTAAGTGGCTTGAACGCGATAGCGTTGAGTAACCGCTTTCAGGGTGCAGACTGTAAAGGGGTTGCCTGTGCTGGTTGGAGCGGGGGAAGCTGATTATATCCCCGAGTTACAGGCGGGGTGTGATTATCTTTAATACGCCGACTAAGTCGGCAGTCCTACTATCTTTACGGCCTACGGGTATGACCTAAATCGAGCGGCGGCGGATGTGTGGCATAAGAAAGCCGGGTTGCGTGTTTCACTTATCCAGTGGAAGACCGACAACCATACGCTGTACGAAGATCAGGAATACACGCATTGTATGGATAAGTATATAGAATATTCGAGCAAGGCGGGACCACTCGTTACTCGGTTTATTCGAGTTGATGAGGCATACCATTATGCCTATTAGCATTAGTGGCGGTCGCCGTCTCGGTCGGCTACGCAATAAAGTGGTTGACACTTTACTGCCCGATACGTGCGGTGTGTACCATCAGGTACGCGTTGTTGATGCTGCGGGTAATGTGGGTGAGCCTGTTCCTGAGTTTATCGAGTACGAAGGTAGCGAAGATATACCGTGTCGATTTGACCCGACACGCCAGTATCGAACGTCCGATGTTTTCGGTCAGGAAACCTTGCTAGACGACTTTATGGTATCACTACCTTACGGTGTGGTTCCCGGCGTTGACTACCGTATCGTTAAAAACGGTACAGAGTTTGAGGTTCGTAAAGTTCTCGCTTACCAGAGTTGGGGTGTTGTCAGTCGCGTGATGGTCACTAACGTTGACTTGGGAGATGAAAGCTAATGGCTGTCAAGGTATCTGTCCAATTCCGCAAGGACTTGCGTCAGCTTGATTTGTTAGAGCGTATGCTTCCGAGTCGGTTGAATAACTCTGTTAAAGCGATGGCTGATGGAGCGGTTACGCACATGCGTAACAACTGGTCGCCGTCTGCGCCTAGCTCTCCCGGCAACCCTCCCGCTGTTCGCACAGGCGACTTAGATGCTTCTATGGTTGTTGAACAGGCTAGAGGTCGCTCCGGTCGATTTGAAAGCGCTTATGTAATTAAGTTTACTGACCCGGCAACTGGCGCTCTTGAGTTTGGCTATGCGCCTAACAATCTGGCGGCACGTCCGTTTATCCGTCCCGCACTAGAGGCGGTTGGCATGAACGTTAAAGATTATTTTGACGATTTATTTTCATTTATGAGGTAACGATGGACCTTCACACTATTGTCGGTACAGCTATTCGTTCCTCCCTGCTTGCTAACAGTGCTGTAACGACACTCGTTGACGGTCGGATTTATCAGGTTGCGGCCCCGGCACGTACCCCGCTTCCGTATGTTTTGTTCTGGTGGAATGGTGGCGGCTATATTAACGATAGTCCGAAGAACCCATTCAACACTATTTTCATAATTACGGGCGTGGCTAACAACGCCTCAACTGCACAACAGATATCTACTGCAATCGCTAACGCACTTGTTGGGCAAGACCCAAATTTTCCATCCCCCTATAAATCGTGGAGTCCGGTAACTATTGAGGAACCGTTTCACGATATGTCGAGCGTACAGAATGAGCAGTACTGGCGTTTCGGCTCCGTTTATCGCTTTAGAGGTCTTAAAGACTAAGAGGTATTACAATGGCTGTAGCAGATCGTTATACAGGCGCTAAGGTAGTTTGTGAGTTTCTTCCTGAAGGTGGTACGGCCCCGGCTGACATTGAAACGTTGACCGCCGACTTTACCAGTTTCAGCTATGACCAGTCCACCGATACGGTTGACGTTACGGCGGGTGATGAGCGTGAACGTGCGTTCGTGCCTACGATTACGTCTCTGGACTGGACTATCAACGCTTTCGATACACAGTCAGGCTTTGACAAGTCGGTGGTTTACGCTGGCGCTAAGGGCAAGCTGACGATTTACCCGAAGGGTAAAGTGGACACGGAAGAGTTCTTCTCGTTTAATACCGTTATTAATGGTTACAATTCCAGCGGCCCGTTTGACGGTGCGGTTGAAGTTGAGATTACAGGCCAGCGTAACGGCGCAATGATTGATGACTTCGGTAGCGTGTACGACTCTACCCCGTAACTTATAGACTGGCTCTAGCTAAATGAGGAAAAATATGAAGCAGGATTTTGTTATTAACGTGGAAAACTGGCGTATGGGTGATTACGCCGACTTCTTTGAGGCCGCAAGTGAAAGCAAGTTTAACCGGATGTTTGAACTGGTTGCTAAGGTTGTCAGTGCGTGGCCCCATGAAGGTAGTCCATCCGAAGTAGAGAGCTATCGTAACTTGTCGGTTCAGGCATGGCGCGATACTGTTGCCGCTGTTACAGGCGCGATTAACGCGAACTTCCAACAGGGAAACTAGCTAGGGCTGTCTATAAGTCGATAGTTTA